CAAAAGCTAGTCGGGGACATAATTGAAAACTTCAAGAGGTTCGGGAAGGGGCAGACGATTGCCTTCAGTCCATCAATTAAAACGTCGAAGAAACTGGTTCAGATGTTTAGGAAAGCGGGAATCACGGCAGAGCACATCGACGGATACATGGACGATGAAGAACGAAGAATAATCTACGAAAGCCACGATGAAGGTGACTTTCAAGTCTTGAGTTGTTCGCAGCTTCTCAATACAGGTTATGACGCGCCGAAAGTCCAGACGCTAATAGACCTAAAGCCTACTAAAAGCCTGATCAGCTACGTCCAGCGAGCAGGTCGGATCATGAGGCTTCATCCAAACAAGACTGAAGCGATCTATTTGGATCATGCAGGCAACGTCCAGTGGCATGGCTTTCCCGAGTCTATTGTTCCCGAGACCTTGGACTCTGGCGATAAGACCTATAACGAACGTGAGCTTGTAAAGGATAAGAAAGAGGCTGAGTTATCCGTTTGTCCACAATGTTTCCAGCATTTCGTAGTAAAGTGTGCCTGTGGTTACGAAAGACCACCACGGCAAGTCTTGAAGTCCGATAGCCAGATTCTGAAAGAACTCAAGAAGGCCAACAGGGAAACGTCTAAAGAAGAAAAGTCCCTATGGTTGGGTCAGTTCCAGTTCTACGCCAGGAAAAAGGGCTATAAGCCTGGATGGGCAAGCTTCGCTTATAGAAGCAAGTTCGGCGTCTGGCCCAATGCGATAACGCCACAACCGACGATCCACATCACGGACGAAGCCAAGAACTACATCAAGCATCTACAGATTAAAAGGATCAAAAGTGTTAGCTGACATTCTTCCGCATCTCAACGGAGTTGAAAAAAGATCAAACAAACTATGGGCAATCTGCCCAGCCCATCCAGACAAAAACCCCAGTTTGTCGATAAAGGAAGAAGATGATCGAGTCTTGATGCATTGTTTCTGATGCCAGCCGTACGGGATTGACGTCATGATAGCACTGCGGCTATCCCCTAGCTTATTGTTCCGTGATCCCCGTAAGAACGAGATTCCACGAGCCGTGATGGAGAAGGCAGAAGAAGACCTATTCTTTATCGAGATTTTTGAGAACGAGAAGCGCAAAGGCTCAAGGATTACCTACAACGATCTGAAGCGATACCGACTAGCGAAGGAACGGGTTAAGTTATTAAAAGCATCATAAAAAAGGTAAACAAAAGTGTTGACATTGGTATTCATAGGATTATTATAAAGGTCAGGGATTAAGGGAATCCCACAACAAAGGAGCAAAGCAATGGGAATTAAATCAGCAAAAACCGCAATCAAAAAACTTAAGTTTGAAGATCTTAAAAAAGTAGATGGCGAATGGTGTTGGGTTAAAGAGCCGATCAAGTGGTTTGAAGATGATGAAGGCCGATTCAAGATCACTGACGAAAACGGCGGCCCGATTGTGATTGATTATTATGACTATTTCCAAGACACAGGTGGCATCCATCCCGACCTGATCAAAGCGGCAGAAGACAACGGTTGCTATTGGGAATGGGAAAACCCAGGCTCAATCTCATTGGCTTGCTAAGGGGATGAGCATGAAACCAACCAGAACAGAATTGCTTTTAGCGTGGATGACGTTAGTCAAAGTCTTGGATCATTACGATTCCAAGCAAGTCGATGAATGCGATCAGCAGATGATCCGTTCAATCCTTAAACTTCTCAACGAGTTACAGGACAAGGAAAAGTGAAAATAGTCAGGGGAATCTACCGCAAGCCAAACGAGGAACTAGAACGAGTCGTCTATTCTCATACCACCAATGGCGTATTGAACCAGATCAAGATGAAATGTGGGATCGAGTACGGTCAGCGTAATTGGAAAAAAGACGTGGATCTCAAGCTGGATCTGTTACAGTTTGAGGCTAACGCTAAGGGCATTATTAAAGCCCTGAAACAAGGTTTAACAGACGGGTTGGACTATGCCGAGTAACTATCCTGACGACATGCCCTTCTGGGATGAGTTCTTTGACAGGTTTGAGCCTGTTTGCCCTGTTTGCGAAGGTGAAATAATCAAGCACGAATCACCACCGCAAGCATCATGTCTTCAATGCGATTGGTGCGTTGATCTAGTTGACCCGAACACGCTACCACGATGAAAAGACTCTACCTTATTGGATCAATCAACGGCTTCCTGATTTTTTCCGTTTTATTCATCTTCACGCTTCCGCTATTATTCATCCTGTATTGGCTAGCAACCAAATCAGCCCAAATGTGGTGGATCTATGACCAACGTAACCAAGATACACGCCAACAGGTTATCCCAAGCACTGCACGAGTTGTACAGGAAAGCGGAGAAAGGGGAAATCACATACATTGAAGGTCTGGTTCAGTGTGAGCTTGGTGAATTCGTGGAATGGCGATTAGTCCAAGAAGGCGAGAAGTCCTACGATCAAATGCATCTAATTAACCAGTTGGGCTATCACGATCTAATCAAACGAGCAATCGTTGAAGACATTTGCGAGGTTACTGATGAAGATTGACATAAGGGCTGACATCAAAGCTGCAACCAAGAGCCTGAACAGGATAGAACGCAAGCAGATCCCATTTGCGACTATGCTGGCGTTGAATGATGTGGCTTTCGGCGCACGCAAAGAACTTCAAAAACAAGCTAAAAAGAAGTTTGATCGTCCTACACCATTCACGATAAGCGGATTCCAAGTAGTCAAAGCCAAGAAGCGAGAATTAACAAGCGTTGTGTATATCGACGATAAACGCTATGAGTATTTGAAATTCCAAATTGATGGTGGGGTTAGGCTGCCTAAGAAACGTGCATTAGTCATCCCGACTACTAATCTAAGGGTCAATAAGTACGGCAATATGCCAAGGCGCAAAGTGGATACATTGCTTAACAGAAAGGATACATTCAGTGGAACGCCACGAGGCGGAGGCAACAATGCCAATGCAACGCCAGGCGTATGGCAACGAAAGAATAAGAACAAAAAGCTAAAGAAGTTGGTGAGCTACGAGGACTATGCCAAATATACGCCACGGTTTAATTTCCAAAAGATCGTTAAGGGATATGTCAAAAATACGTTTCAAAGGCACATGGAAAAACGATTGACCCAGGCGCTTGCCCCAGGTCGTTAAATGACCTATGCTTCGCAAGTCAATCATAATCATGACAAGTCAGGGGAAATGATGAATAGACTAACTAAGATTCTTTTAGGAGCATCAATCATAATTGCATTGGCATGGGTAGGTAACACTGATCATGACCATGCAGTACAGCAAGCGGACACGTACACGTACAACGTCTGTAACGGCTATCATCCTGACTATGCCAACCGAAGGCCATCATGCGACTAAAACGCCTCAGAACGGCTCTACGGGCGTCTCGTAGGTACTTTAAGACACTTTGGTCGGGAGGCCATTCGCACCTCGGATTTCGCCTAGCGATAGAATAAACAGAACCTAATTAAGAACTTTTAGTTATATGGCAAGCACAGGTGGAGTAAAACTAGGTTCATCATACGATGAAGCCCGTACTAGGAAGGTCAACGCAGAGGCTGAGATCGCTGAACTTGAATTAGCGAAGGTCAGGGGCCAGTTAGTCCTTGCGGAAGATGTGGTAAAGGCTTGGATGGATGTACTAGGAAATCTAAAGTCTAAGCTGACGAACATTCCTGCTAAGGCAGCGCCGATTGTAGCGTCTGAATCTGAGGCAGGTATGATTCAGCACATTTTGACAGATCTAATAAACGAATCGTTAGAAGAACTAGCAGCTTATGACCCAAAAGTTTCAGCGACAAGGATTAGCAAATCTGAAGCAGCACCTGAAGGAAGCGATGACGGTGTTGAAGCCGCCGCCAGTCCTAAGCGTGGCAGAGTGGGCAGACCAAAGAAGACGACTAGACTCGCAGACTAGCGCTGAAGCTGGCGTATGGCGTACCAGCAGGGCTGAATATCAGCGTGGCATCATGGATGCTTGTTCAGATCCGAAGGTCAAAGAAGTCATTGTCATGGCTGGTGCCCAGTTAGGCAAGTCTGAAGCGTTACTTAACATCATTGGGTATCACATCGATCACGATCCCTGTCCGATTCTGATGTTGCAACCAACTGAGTCTATGGCTCAAGCCTTTAGTAAAGACCGAATTGCCAATGGACTTTTACGTGCTACGCCTGTCCTTCAGGGTAAGGTCAAAGATCCACGAGCAAGGGACTCAAACAACACGACACTTCATAAGATCTTTCCTGGCGGCAGCATAAGTTTGGTCGGGGCCAATTCACCATCAGGCTTGGCATCACGTCCTATCAGGGTAATTTTGGCAGATGAAGTCGACAGATTCCCTGCATCTGCTGGATCAGAAGGTGATCCTTTGGGTCTAGCGAGGAAAAGAACTGCAACATTCTGGAACCGCAAGATCATTGCGGTATCTACACCGACGATCAAAGGTGTCTCTAGGATTGAGGACGCATACGAAAAATCAGATATGCGTGAATACTACGTCCCGTGTAAGCATTGCGAACATCAACAGACTTTAGTTTGGGCTAACGTCCGATGGCAAGATAACGACCCTGATACAGCGGCGTATATGTGTGAAGAATGCGGTGCTTTGTGGACAGATGCCGATAGGCGATGGTCTGTTCGTAATGGTCAATGGGTAGCCAAGACCGAGTTTAAGGGTATAGCAGGATTTAAGATTTCTGGATTGTATTCACCATGGACTCCGTTAGCAGATGGCGTAAGAGAATTCCTATCCGTTAGGAAGAACCCAGAACAGCTAAAGGTATTTTGCAACACCTACTGGGGTCAAAGCTGGGAAGACGCAGGTGAGTCCGTGGATCAGTTCTCATTGTCGGAACGTCGTGAACCCATGGAGTTTGTGCCAGAGGAAGTAGCATTTCTAACTGCTGGCGTGGATACGCAGGATGATCGACTTGAAATCTCAATCATCGGTTGGGGCAGAGATGATCAAAGCTGGGTTATTGATCACAAGATTTTGTATGGCGATCCGTCTACGCCTCAGATGTGGGGATTGCTAGATCAGACATTAGGCCAAGTCTATGAGACAGAAGATGGCCGTCAGATCGTCATCCGTAGCGCTTGCGTGGATTCAGGCGGTCACTTCACCAATTCGGTCTATGCTTATTGCAAAAAGAACTACGGCAAACGGTACTTTGCGATCAAAGGTGTTGGCGGTGAAGGAAAACCAATTGCAGGCAAGCCAAGTAAAAACAACTCAATGCGCTGTCCGTTGTTTCCGATAGGCGTTGATGCGACTAAAGACTTATTGTTTGCAAGGATGAGAATCAACGAGCCAGGGGCTGGTTATATTCATTTCTCAGACAAGCTTAACGACGAATACTTTCTCCAATTGACGGCTGAAAAGATCATCACGAAGTTTGTCAGAGGCTATAAGAAACGAGTCTTTCAAAAGATAAGGCCACGTAATGAAGCGCTTGACTGTATGGTGTATTCTATGGCCGCATACGCTATACTTAACGTGGATGTCAATACCATTTCTGATAGGATAAAATCTAAACCAGAACCCGAAGTTAAATCGGAACCTATCAGACCACAAAGGCCCTTTATTCCGACGATGAGTAAAGGATTCGTCAACGCATGGCGGTGAGAATGGCCCACACAAATTATTTTGACGAAATCCAAGAAGGTGAACCCAAAACGATCGTTGTTGGGGATTATCTTCAATGGAAAAAGACAGATCTTGCTGAAACATACGACCCGACACTGTATACCCTTACGTATATCGGAAGGATTGCAGGCGGTGGCAATGAAATCAACATCACTGCGACCAATGGCGGCACCTACTATTTAATCCAAGAATCATCAACGACAACTGCGACCTATAACCCTGGTTATTACCACTGGCAGTTAGAGATAACCCGAAACTCTGACGGTGAAAGAATCGTCGTAGATCGTGGTCATTCAGAAGTTGTTCCTGATCTAGACATTAACGCTAGTGATCCACGTAGCCATGCAGAGATTATGCTGGATAAAATCCAGTCACTTCTGCAAGGGAAGGCAGATGCCGACGTTTCTAGCTATTCAATTGCTGGTCGAAGCCTGACTAAAATGACTTTCACAGAATTAACCGAAGCTGAGTCTTATTTCGCAGCAAAAGTAACTTCTGAGAAAGCTAAACTAGACGCACAAAACCATAGGCCAACTGCCGCCACGATCAAGGTACGTTTCTGATGGGTTTACTAGATATTTTTACGAAAACGCCTGAGAAGACCAAGCAAATCGTCAAAAGGGAATACGCAGCGGTCAATACAGGCCGTCTTTTTGCGGATTTTAACGGTTCTGAACGGTCTGCTGACAGCGAATTACGCAATGCAATCAAGCCGTTAAGGAACAGATCTCGTGATCTGGCGATGAATAACGAGTATGCAAGGCGTTATTTTGAGCTTCTTAAGGTCAATGTGGTCGGTGAAAAAGGCGTATTTTTGCAATCAAAAGCCTTAGATTCAGTGGGTAATTTAGACCAATCAGGCAACACAGCGGTCGAAAATGCGTTCAAAATGTGGGGTAAGTTCGGGAATCCGACCGTTTGCGGCAAATTGTCATGGATTGACATCCAAAAGCTGGCTGTTGAGCTACTTGCCAAGGATGGCGAGGCATTTTTGGTCATTCACCGAGGCGCCGAGTTCCGAGATTCCATTGCATTGGAGTTTTTGGAAGCAGATCAGGTCGATGAGCAGTTAAACAAGAAATTAGACGGTGGCAACGAGATCCGCATGGGGATTGAGCTTAATAGGTTCAAGAAACCCGTCGCATATCACGTTTTGACCTATCATCCTGGCGATTACGACTACACCACGTCCAAAATGAGTCCAAAGCACGTCAGATTGCCTGCTTCAAGGGTCATTCATCTGTTCAAACAGATTCGTCCTGGGCAGACCAGAGGCGAACCTTGGCTTGCACCAGCCATTCCTGCGATCAAACAGCTAGGCGCATTCCGTGAAGCAGCGGTAATCAACGCTAGAGTCGGTGCGTCTAAGATGGGCTTCTTCAAGACATCAGGCGGCGATGGATTCTTAGCAGACGATTATGATGGCGTAACACCTATCGTAAATGCTGAACCAGGGACTTTCCATAGCCTTCCGCAAGGTGTTGACTTCCAATCCTTTGAGCCAGCGTTCCCTAGCAACGAATTTGACTCGTTCCACAAGTCTATATTGCGTGGAATCGCATCAGGCTTAGGTGTTTCCTATACCAGTCTGTCAAATGACCTAGAAGCAACGTCTTATTCGTCAATCCGTCAAGGTGCGCTAGAAGAACGAGACTTCTATAAGAACATGACGGCGTTTTTCATTGAGCATTTCATCAGACCCGTATTTGATCAGTGGTTAGATGCCGCAATGCAGATCAATTCGTTCGGAATCCCCTTGGCTCAATACGACAAATTCTCAGTCGCAGCAGAATTCCGTGGTCGTGGCTTTAGTTGGGTAGATCCACAGAAGGAAATGACCGCAGCAGTTACTGGGTTGCAGAACGGCATCCTGTCTTTAGGTCATGTTGCTAGCCAGTACGGAATGGACACAGAAGAGCTTTTATCTCAGATCGCAAGGGATAAAGCCTTGGCTCAACAGTTCGGGATTGAATATGCCATCGAACCTTATGGTGGCAAGCGAGAAGAACCTGTTGTCGAAGATGAAGCAGAACGAGATTTGAACGAAGCACTAGCCGAAAGTCTGAAAAGGGCATTCAGCGTTGAAGATTAACCAAGCGATTGCATTATTTATAGAACGTCTGCAAAGGCTTGATAACAAGCGACAAGAAGACGTTGATGAGCTTGCGAAAAAGATAGAAAAGGTTCGCAAGTTCAAGCTCATTCCTGGTGATAAAGGGGAACGAGGCGAGACTGGCGAACGTGGCCCGCAAGGTTTAGCTGGAAAAGATGGTTTAGACGGCAGACAAGGCGATCAAGGCCCACGAGGTGCTGCTGGCCCACAAGGGCCGAAAGGAGACAAAGGTGAACGTGGTGAACCAGGGCAACCTGGGGCCAAAGGTGATAAAGGCCCTAAAGGTGATAAAGGTGAAAAAGGCGATCCTGGGCCACAAGGAAAGAAAGGAGCCGATGGAAGATCTGGCCGCATACCAAGGCACAAGATCCAAAACGGAGCCATAGCCTTTGAGCAACGTCCTGGTGAATTTGGTGAATGGATCAAATTCAACATGACCAACCAGTATTATTCTGGTGGTCGTGGTTTAACGTGGACTGATTATGCTACGGGGTTTAGCGTTGAGCCTACATTGTTGGAAACAATCGCAGAAGGCGATGTTTACGAGTATACTTACAACGGCGGGACGAATGCATATCGATTAGTCGGAAATCCTACGGATGCGTTCTATTCAAATTATGATGCCGCAACGGATACGTTGACGGGTTTATTGGCTGAGAAACAAATTAATATCTGAGGTGAATAATGGCTTTTGAACCACTTGATTGGGAAATCACACGTTCATCAGGAAATATCCGTTATGTAGGCGCAGACCATGATGGAACTGCTGGAACTAACGGTAGAACGACTCCGACTTATGCCACGGTGATTGAATTCCACCGAGCATTGCAAGACTTCGCAGATGACGCAAGCTCTAGCGGTGATGATGAGTTGGATATCACGGATGACAACCCATCCGATCGTTCAACGGATAACATTATCACGCTGCTTGGATCTTATAACATCGATGATGCGTCTTCAGAGCATCTCTATGATGGATCTATCATCCAAGGGACTGGCGCAACACGGACTGTCTATGATGGCATCGTGAACTTCGGTAATGCGCCAACAATCCAAATTGTTCAGAATGGTTCAGTCATCGCTGACGATTGGTGGAACAATGATCCTCAAGGTAACAGCTTGGGCCTAAACTCTGATCCTGCTGGCGGTATTTCGCATCGATTCATGGTTAAGACGATCTTGAACAATGCTGATGTTGATGGCCGAAGACTTTTAGGCTTGTCTCGTGATTATGGTTTCACGTATGCGGAATTCTCTATCTCTGCCACTGCACGAGGTAACAACGTTCTAGCATTGAGCCGATCAACTGACTTGAACAACGCTACAGCATCAGGAACGGTTGCGACTTGGGATTCATCAGCCACCACGCAAGGCTATGTATCCTTAGATGTAGACAATAACGGCGTTGATGAAAACTACTACATCCAGTGGGACTTTGGCACCAGAACAGCAATCAATGATCTGTACGAAAAAGTCAAATACATCACCAGGAACGGCACTGCCGAGACGTTATTTGGTCTGAATGGTCTTCTGTTCCGTGGTGTTACTCATGAGCTTTCATTAAGCGGGACGAACTCAGGAACGTTCAGCGCCTTTGAGCCAATTAGTTGGACTGGTGGTACTGGTCAAATGCTTGCTATCGATAATACGACAGCATCATCTGCTACCAAGATGTACATCCAGCTT